GTCTGTCTCATGAGCTCCGGAAACACCGTAACAAAATTTCCCATTCCCAGACACACTTGCGTTGAAGGTGTCCAGCTTGCCGCAACCAAAGCGGAGAAAGGTTCCCGTAACAATTTCCACCTCACAATAAAGACAATCGGTATTAGGGGAGAAGAAATGGTAAGATGGAAACGGACCTACATTAATTACCATCGGAACCACCACGTGAGCTTGATCCCCCCCGCTGGAACTGCCCCTAACCGGGTATCCTGGCTGTCTATCCCAATCGGCCACTGCGGAATAGCCGTCAGAGCCATTTAGCACAATGCCCCATTTATGATTAGTATTTGTCCCATTGACCAGCATATAGCCGTCTTCGTTGGATCTGAAATTGAAGTATGAACTGCCTTTGCTGATGCAAAGTTCGTTACCCCCGCCATAGGCATCACTCCAGGCTGCCCAACGGTTGACTGTCCAACCTTGGGCTACCGCAAAAAGCCTAAATTTGTCCAAAAGGTCCGTAGAGTTGCTAGCCGACCCAGTTTCATATGCCATGGTTAATACCTACTAAGGATCAAGAGACAACGCCCAGAACTCATGTACTGAGTTCCGATAGGCGTTTTGAAATATCACATGCGTCACCGTATTGATCACTGATGTGTTCTCAGGGGAGTTATTGTACCCACTCACGATATAGGTCCCGTATAACTCCCCAATAACCTCAATAGTTGGGGATCGTTGTAATATTATAGGTGGTTGAAATAAGTACCCACCCCCGTAGTTTTCCTCATAGGGTTTTTTACCACTTGTCCACTGATCGTTCATACAATGAGGCCAAACGCAACGTAATGCTCCAGCAGGACTATAGGGGGCCGAGGACCCTATTTGGGGCCCATAAATATCTTCGGGTTGAGGGGAACTGTCCCCCCGGTTCCCTACAAAATACCAAGCCGCGTCAGTACCCATTATATAGAGTGTGGCGTTTTTCCCCTCATTAGCCGCGTAGGGGTTATTGCCAGGAGCAGGGTACACCCCATGATACCAAGAGGCATAAGAGTATCGCCACTCCAGAGTTCGATTAGTCAGGTGCGGAGTCAAGGAACCCCCCACTGCTAGGGGATATGGGTACTGTCCCGGGGTGCAATAAGGGAGGAAAAACCCTAGGTAGCCCCCCTCATAATTGGTGGATACTTTAACAGCAAAGCGAAAACAACGGCCATCAGCAACAAACCAGTAGGGCATGGTATTGTCCCAACACGGAACCATGGGAACTGCTAGCGGGTAGGGACTCCCGTAGCCTGGTAAAGATCCTGGTTGATCTAACCAGGATTTTTCGTCTACATCGTATCCTGTATAACCGTTAAGAAATAAATTATACCACCCACTAGATACGTCATATTCGGTCCGAATACCTGTAAAAATTTCATCGGTGCCGGCAGTTCCCAAGGATTTCAGAAGGATTTCAGAACCAAACTGATTAACAGGGATGCCTGCGATATCTGATAGAACTATAGAATGCCAAGCCAAATATGTGGTAGAGCCCCCACTTGTAGAATCGAGGATCATCTGCCAGTACAGATGGCTACCGCTGGCAGGAATAGCGAATTCTTGCAAGCTACCCGGAGTGTAGGGTATTGCTGTATCCCCTGTGATAGCGGTAGTCCAGGACGAACCGTCATCAGAATACTGTAACCGCCACTGTTTTGGCGTATAACTTGAGTAAGTGCTGTAATAATTAGCTCGAATGCTGACTTTTCGCACCTCCTTCGACACCCGGAATTTCCAACGCATATAGGAGTTGCCTGGGGAAAAACCCGAGGCATAATAACTGGAGCTAGATGCTGTTAGTGAATCCACATTCAAGCTGCGAACATCCCAACGGAAGGTCTGTATAGTCTTACGGTTAATGCCCGTAGGTTCCACCAAATTAGAGCTGTACACATCAATATTGTCTCGCCAATTGCGGAGTACAGTCCACTCCTCTCCGTCAGCCACCAGGGTGGTGTTGGTAGTCAAAAAGGCTAGGATCTTGTCAACCAGATCCTCCAAATTACTCGCAGTGCTGACTTCGTAGGCCATAGCTAAAATCCACTCAGTGATCGTCCATTCCGTTGGACCACGTTCATAATCAATTCGGTGCCCTCATCAGTTTCAAGATAATCGCCAACCACCGATGGGTCCATAACGTTAATTATATTAAATTTTGGTGATCCCCCGCTAGGATCTGCTGCTTGTTTATCTCGGTCCCGCTCCTGTTGCGGGGTGCTGACTTTGACCTGCTCACCGGGAGTAGCTCTGAAAGCAACCAACTGTGAATCGGTTCCTCCCGTACCGGCAACCGTGAAGTTCCCTCCGAAAGCAAAACCCGGGGTTTGGGCCATAATCTTAGCTATATTGGATGCGGTTTGAACCCCGACCGCTGCAGCCAGAGCATAGTTCATAGGCGGAGGAGAAGATGCCAGCGCCTTTTGAACCGCTAGCACTCCGTCGATTGTGGCTTGAGTGACCGCCGCTGCCTTTCCTATGGCCGCTAGCTCACGATTTTCAGAACGAGATAGGGATGCCAGGGAACCGAAAAACTTCCGCGCTCCGGACAACTGAGCCTCATACAGCTGTGCGTTCAACCTGGCCTTAATTTGGGTGGCAGTTTCCTCACTTATGAGGTCATTTTGTCTCAGCATATCGATCTGAGCAAAAGTTTCCTCATATTGACTAACCATCGCCTGTTGGGCTTCAATCGTGCCCTCAAGTAGACCGCCGCTTTGTTCTACCAAAAACTGGTTGGCCTGCTCCTGGGTTATGGTCCCGTCAGCGAGCAGCTGATTAATGGCCCCTATCTGATCCGCAAACTCTTGTTGAGATCCGTTTATAGAACGAAGTACTGCATCCCGGGCTTGCATCATCTGAGTTTCGCTCTGTATGAGTTCTAGGCGTTCTCTGAGTTGCCCTAATTCCGCTTCATTCAAGATGATGCCCTGCCCAAGCATATCCTGCTCTATCGACCGTAACCGGACAGACACAGCTCGGGTCTCCGCGTCCATCGATAACAGCCGCTGCTCTTCGTCCAGTTGACGGTTTACTGCCCCCAGAGGATCCAAGGAGTCTTGAAGCTGTTTCTTTATCAGCCCAAGCAACTCCGCCTTGCGTTGATCCGTGATCAATCCAGCTGCTTGGGCTTTGTTCAGGAGGTCAAGGGACTCAGTATACTCCTTTTGGGCCGCGTACACCCGACTGTAGCTGCTTGCCAGCTTTTCCAACTCCTCTTTGAGTTTGGACACCTCGGTAGCCGAGACTTTCGGAGCAGAACCTCCCCCGGCGTTGAGATCGGGGGCCGAATTGGAAGCTGCCGCTTCCTGGGCCACTCGGGCTTTCGCTATTTCCTGGGCTTTGGTACTCAAATCCCCGAGAAAGTCTTCAGCAAAGTGGGCGGACTCGAAACCATCCTTGAACGCACCTGCAATACCCTCCCCCAGTCTTCGAGCAGCGCCCTCATTCTCATTAGTAAGCTGCAAGTCTATTGTGGCTATCTTGCCCAACCCTGCGAACTCCGTTACCGTGCTTAATAGCTCACCGGCCTTGTTTACAAAATTGCTTATTTTCTTCAATAGAAAATTCAGGGCCGAGGTAAAGAGATCCCCCAATGCGGAGGGCAGCCCCATGAACAGTTCAATTACCGCACCAATAGCCCCTTTCCAAAATCCCACAAATCGGTCTACCCCCCTAGCCACCACCGTCAATACCCCCATGACGCTGAATTCAATACCCTGGAAGGCTTCAGACACCAGATCAAATACCGGCCCAAGATACTCCTTTGCTGTATTGTACATGGATTGGAAGATAGGACCAACTACCTGGCCCAGGGCACGCAGGAGGTCCCCCAGGGTAGTTACCTTATCAACTCCGAGGGATATCTCGTCTCGGAACAAAGTTAGGGCAGTAATTGCAGATGTGATAGCAATGGCCAGGGCTCCGATAGGGTTGGTCGCAATAGCTACAGTGACTAGACGTATCGCACCAGCCAAAGCATTGAACGCGGCGGCTCCGCCAAGCACCACCGCAAAACCAGCAGTCAGAGAAAGAAGGATTTTCAGGAAGGTGTCCATATTGCCGGCCAAGCCGAGAATAGCTTTGGATAGAGCCTGACTAAACCCAGTAGCCGAATCAATCCTTCCAGCCACTTCAATCAGGTTGTTTTTCAACACCACAAAGGATTGGGAGATAGTCGGGACGGTCTTGGCAAATCGTTCCCCTATTTCAGTACGTGCGTTCTTGAATGCTTCTAGTATGATGTCTGCTGTTATTTTCCCGTCCGTCCCTAGCTGCCTGAGCTCTCCACGGGTAACTCCGAGGTTCTTGGCTATGACGTCAGCCACGGCTGGCAGCTGTTCCAGCACAGAACGAAGTTCATCACCGCGTAGGACCCCAGACGCCA